CTGGCCCTATTTGTCCTTGTTTCTGCAAGCGTGAGTATGGCGGCAACAGGTATTCTTTGCACCACCCTAACTTCTTTAGAGCAGATACTCCTTCTGGAGTTCGGGCTTATCTTCTCTTGCTTCCTTGCAGTGTTTGTTGTGGTTCCCATTTGTATGCGTCTTATCCTGAATTGTTTATTCAAGGTAAGACGGATAGGCACTGGACTAAAAAATTTACCCTTGAGTTACCGTTCTTCAGTGCAGCCAGCGCCGCCAAATTCTCCAGCACCGAGATGGGCTCTAAAGTCATTCAGGGAGGCGATGGCAAAACCAGAAACTCGCCTCTCTTCAAGAACTTAGCCTTCAGCTCAGCGGCTCTCTCAGGCTCAAGCTTATAGAGATCAATTGCCTTATCTACAATTCGTGTGGCAAGGGCATACCAGAGAGTCTCAATAAGGCGTGTGCCAATTTGCAGAGGAGATTGAGGGGGCATGTGCGGGCCTTAAATTATAATAAGTAATCAAATTTTTTACTGTAACATAGCGCAAAGCGCGTAAGGGTCTACACCCGTGCGCTAAAGGCCTAAATCTTTTTCACCATTTCACCATAGAATGGACGAGAATCAGCTTGACCCCACCGATTTCAGAAATCTGCCGAATCTACTCACGGAGTGGAAGAAACTGCAGGAGGATAAGCAGAAGCTACTTGATGAGAAGAAACAGATAAATGATAGAATTCGTGAACACGATAAGCGCGCCGAGGCAATGCAGAAGATGATTTTGCCAATTATGAAGAAGAATAGTATTGGAGCACTGGACCTCAAATCATCAAACGCACGCGCTCTCTTTAAGAAGCGTGTAATTAAGTCGCCCCTAGGAATTAAGGAGATGAAGACATATTTCAAGGAACATTTCAAGACGGCAGATGAGGCAGATAAGCTTCTTGCATTTCTGGATACGAAGAGAGATACCATTATCAGGGAATCTCTCGTGTATGAGAAAAATGAGGTGCCTTAGATAGAATGAGTTCAATTGTAAGTGCTGTTATGCGCGCAGCAGTTGAAGGCTTTACAAACCCTTCTGGGGCAGAATCTCACAGACAGGATCCAGTCTACGCGGAAGCAATTGCAACGATCCTTGCATTCACCATTTCTGCTCTTATCGTGTCGCTTGTTGGTCTATGGCTGTGGAATTACAGTGTAGTGCCTCTCTTTGAATTTGCACGTCCGGCTAAATCTGTGTTTCAGATTTTGGGCCTGATGGTATTCTTGAGTTTAGTGGATTCTTAGAATATTGGTAAAGTAGATGAATGATGCGAGTAAGACAATGGAAAAAAGAAATAATGATAAATCTTCGACAAGGCGTAATGGTATGAACGCCCATCGTAGTTTTTTAGAGGAAGTGAGAGGGCTACTCGATGCAAATCCAGGTTCTTATAGAGTATTATATACAGAACCAAAGAGTATTGAGTCACATTACTACTTCGTGGGACTGAACCCTGGTGGTATGGAAACGGACCCATCAGATTTATTTGTAGAATCTGGTAATGCAATTCTGAATGAGAATTGGGCTGGGACTAAGAAGAATCCATTACAGAATCAAATGTTATATTTCTTTGAAGATATGGCTAAGATCTTAGGAAGAACAGAAGACTGGATTCCTTATATGAATACTCAATGGATGATTTCCAATTATGTCTTTTACAGATCACCTTCGTGGGACACAATGGCTAAAAAGCATGCCCACATTGCAACGTCAAAGGAGATTTGGAGAAAGATATTTACAAGGAATCTACCAAAGATAATCGTGGCGAATGGATTTGAGACTCATGAGCACATGGTTTCTTTATTGGGTGAATTTGGTTGGTCAAAGAAAGAGGAATTACGTTCGTGCAAGGCATGGGATGGGCCACACATTATCGTCATGCAATCAGGCGATAAGGTATGTCTCACTGTTGGATTTGCTCATCTTTCTCGGTTTCCAATTATCCGCAGAGAGAAAAATAAGGAGTGTATGCAAGGGCTTTATCAGAAGATTAAGGAATTCCATTAGTCTTTCCGTAAATCCTTCAGCTTGACTTCCATGTATCCGCTCTTTTTTGCCGCATTCAGAACAGCAAACTCAGGATATTCCTTGACAATCCAGCGCGCAGATTTCTCCACACGCTCCTTAGTTCTATCTTCTTGCATACCCCCTTCCTCCTTGTAATATGCACTTACAGGGGCATACATATTAAGTCTTACAACAGCATTCCATCTCTTGTAATACAAGATGGAACGCTGATAATCCTCCTTATCATCAACTGTTACTTTCACACTATCTGCACCCTTGAGACCGGGATTAATACATCCCCAGAAAGAACCAATGATATACCGAATATCGGTACTCACCTTGGGTTTCATGAAGTAACCATTTGCAACAGGATAGACACCCCAGAGAGCAGTCTTGGCTTTCTCACATTCGGCAAATCCACGCTTAATGACGCCAATGAGACTCTTGAGTGGGCGTTCCTTTCGCTTATTGGCCTCATCGTATTCTAAGAATCCCTTGATATCATCATCTATATTCACAATCTTAGTTCCCACCTTGTAGTAACCAGTGATGAAATTGCGGATATCATGCATTCCCTTAACGCCAACAACTAGTTTCCCGTATGTCCCTGGCTTCATAGATTGTTTATAGAGGGCTTCCTCATCCTTATTGGCCACAAATACAGTTATCTTAGATGCAGGAATTCCATAGCGTTTGAGAGTTGCTAGAGTTTTCTCATTGATTGTCTCATGCCTCTTATAAGATGGAATTGCCACCTCATAAGGAAATGTATTTTTTCTAGTGGTATGTCTAGAACTAGGCCCAGAACCAAACATATCTAATATAAAATTGAAATTTACTTCATGCATCTAGTAACTATCATGTCTCCAAGGCCACAAATGAGTGGAGGCTTTCTGCCTAGAAGATCTCAGAGGATTGCTGAGCAGAAAAAGAAGAAATGCCTGAAAAACTTTACTCGCCAGATGCCCACTGTCTTTGACGAGTTCCCTATGTTTGTCATTGAATGCCACATCTTTCCATATCTTGATTATCAGACAAGAATTAGCTTGAACCAGTGCCTTCCCCAATGGGATCGTATTCAGACTAAGATGAATCCAAAGTCAATACAGAAGCATCAGATAAATTACTGTGTGAATGTTGTTGCAAGTATGCTCAGTTCTCTAGAAGCGAAGAGTAGTACTGCTTGGAATGCACCATGGCTATATCAGGGTGACAGGCGAATACAGAGAATGATAGAGATGCTCGGTCTATTTCTCAAGGATGAGTATTTCGCAATTTACACAAATTTTGGTCATTTTCGCGCTGCCTTTTCGGCAAAGATAGATGATATGCAGGCACTCGCTAATCAATATAATAATCTGTATTCTAGGGTGTGGCTTGATGAGCTTATCTCAATGTGTAAAACACTGAGAGATAAGATTCTAAATTATAAGGGGGAGCTAACAACAATCTCACTTAATAAGATTCCTTCTCTGAACTTTACTTAATCGTTCCTTAACGATCTAATCGTTCCTTAACGATCTAATCGTTCCTTAACGATCTAATAGTAGCCAGTGTAGGATCCATGTAGTTGAACAGATTCAGGCATTTTACCCTTGATATCACGGGGAGAACCACTTTCAGCGGCACTTGGAGGTGGTGAGCAAGCATTTTTTGCAATAGAGAATACATCAATCCATACTCCAGTAAATAATTGCGTAGCTTGATCCGCCTCACTTGAAGATAAATTATAAGATGTGCATAGCTTATTTATTAAGCTTAAACCACGCTGTTTCCATGTTCCAAACGTTATATCTAAATCTCTAGGTGGGATCGACTTGGTGAAACAACGAGCAACCGTATCTGCCGGATTCTCTCTATCGTGAGTATTATTATATGGTAAATACATCATATTCTGAACAACTTGACCAGGGCTCATTAGATCATGTTTCATGCAACAAAGTTTAGATAGAATCTGCTTGAGTTCCTTCAGGTCAGCTTCTCCTTCCCCCGTTGAAGACGATTTACTATTAAATAATTCTACTAGAGCACTTGCTTCAGCAGATTCCTGGCCACATGTTAAATTAGATACTCCTCTGGCAGGACCTTGGAACCCTTCACGTTGTAGTCCGGAAGGCACTGTATTCATTCTAGAAAAAATAGAGTTTGCAGTAAGTCCTGCTGCTAGCCCGATTATTATAGCAATAACGATAAAAAAACTGTAGTCTGAAAAAGCCTTACCTGCAGAAGCATCCATTCTGGTTGTGCTTTAGATTTGAGTTATTCTATTGTATGACCAGTTCAGAAATGTTTCAGCGAGCTTTTTCTTCTCAGTTGCCTTGCTCATCATAAGATCATCTATGCTCACGCGATCCTCCTCAGCAATGAGCTTCAGCCAATATATCTTGACAACATCCTTCTGTCCGATGCGCACCGCGCGCCCCCTTGCCTGCTCAAGCAGAGCAGATGTCCACCAGGGGCTGATAAAGATAATACGATTGTAGTTCTGCAGATTAAGGCCAGTGCCACCGGCCTGCAGCTGGATCAGAAAGACATCCTGTTTTGCCTCGCCAGACGGAATCTTGCTGGCCTCAATGGCGGCATCACGCTCAGATGAACTCATCCCACCGTGATACTGTAATACAGTGCCGATAAAGGGAAATGCCTTCAGAAAGGCAGAAAGCAGCTCCATCTCCTCATGGAACTGGCAGAAGATGATCCAGCGGTGTGCCGTCTTCTCCTGATAACTGTCACGGAGCAGGTGAGAGATTTCGTCAAACTTGCGGCTGGGCACGGCAAACTCGGGGCCAGTCCACCCGAAGGACTCCTTCTTGCGCGCGTTGATATAGATCTGTGGGTTAACGGACACCTGGCGAAGGCGTAGGAGGATGGCAAAGCGCTGGAGTTGATAGGCCATGCCATTCAGAGCCTGTGCAGAGCGCCACTGAGATTCAATGTTATTGAGGATGCCGTTGTAAACAAGCTCCTCCTCCTTGTTGGTAAAGTCTAAGAGCTTTGTCTCGATAATTGGAGTCGGGGGCATAGTTAGACCTGCGGGAGCCTCGCCCTCGTCAATGGTCCTGGCAAGATAGACCTTGGAAATCCATGGGGTATAGCGATCAGACCAATTGCTTGACTCGATCTTGAAGCCGATGAACTTGAGATAGGAAACGGAGTCGTTGAGGCTGTTGACGATGGGGGTGGCGGTTAGAGCCCACTTGAAGGGAGCATTGACCTTGAGCACTGCCCTGCCAGTTGCAGTATTGGTATTGCGAATACGGTGAGCCTCATCAAGAATGATGCGGTCAAAGGCAACTTGCTTGAAGAGACTTGTTGCAGAAACTACCTTCTCATAATGGCCGATGTAGACGGTCTTTGCCAGGGGGAAGCGCGTTCCGATACGAATCCAGCCGTGTTTCTCTGCAGTAAAGATATTAATGCGGGACTTGACTGCAGCCTCGATCCACTGCTTCTTTACGGCGAGGGGCGTTATGATCAGGGTATTGCTACCCTTGCCATTAACGATAAGGGCAAGCGACTGGATAGTCTTACCAAGACCCATTTCATCACCGAGAATGCCGCCGCGCACAACATAGTCACCGTAAATGGAGCTGGGCACCTTGAACCCCTCTTTCTCTAGATTAAGCATCCATTCAATTCCCTCAACCTGGTGCTTGGCGTAGACAGCCCCTTGCCAAGTTGCCTTTAGCTGCATTGCTCTTGAGTAGGTGATTCACTAACATTGATTATAGCCTTCAATTTTGTTTCATTTTATACAAGCCCCGACACATTCATTCATTGTTATGCAAAACAAAAGTTGAATCGCGGGCGCTAGCCGTTAGTGGCACCACTAAAGGCACGCCATGGCATTTCCGAGAGCATTTCAATCCTATGTTCCTAGAACACATTGTGTAACCTCGCTAGTTTACGGGGTTGTCTTATTGAATTACTATAACGAGGTCGTTGTTGTCCAAGGGAGAAAGAGCGGAAAATGGTCCTTTCCTAAGGGTCATGGTAGATCAAGAGAAAGTCCTTTGGATGCATCTGTAAGAGAGTTGAAGGAGGAAACTGGTATTAACATGAAGGGCGTTAAGCCAGATGATGAAATCCGATTCAACTCTGGCACTTATTTCGTGTTTATTGTTCAAGATAGACTTGAGCTTGCACCAGAAGATACAAAAGAAATTCTTGATTCCATGTGGGTGTCTCTTTCAAGGATTCGTTGTTTGACAACGAACAAAGATTTGACGAGCTTTTATAAGAATGTCAATATTGATAGTCTTATTAAGAAGGTTGAGAATAAAAAGATTATTGCAGAAGCTACTGAAATTTTGTAGGGCCTAAAATAGGAAGATGTTTAATACGATGAATGCTCTTTTTATTTTAACACTTATCCAGGTCTGGTGGATTGCTATATGGGGCCTGGCATACATTGCTATAGATACATATGCGGGATCATCAAGAAAAAAGGAATTATATATATATATTGGAATGCTTATCTTTACTCTAGCAATATTTCACTTGAATCCACGTATGCTGGAGCGACTCTAGTATTGAGGCGAATGCGGGCCTCGGCTGCCGACTTCAGAGAGAGAATTGTCCAGCCGTCGGCTATTAGCTCCTCGCGAGTCATCTTGAGAGGGTCCTCCTCTCTAGGCTTCTGACGCTCCTCCTCCTCAAGCTCTGCTTGACGAATCTGCTCCTTGATTTTGTCCTTAAGGGTTGTATCGATTGTTCCAGATATAGATGAATCCATGGGTGTTACAGTCGCCCTTGCCCATGGCTGCGTCTTCTTTATGACCATGCCTAGGGAGGGGAAGTTATCAGCACTAAGGTCAACCTTTTGTGTTACAGTATCCGTTCGTAGATTTGGGGGAAGATACTTTTGACCAGATGCTACTGCAGAAGAGCCTGACACAAGGCTGCCCATGCGGATCGGCTCTAGCTTAATCACAGGATTTGCCATTTTAGTAAGAGATAGGGTAACTATATTGATGCAAGCGAATGGTTCAATTTTGTGTTACAATAAAACAAAAAATGGAGTAATACTCTCTTTTTTGTTTTCTTATGAGTTTATGGGGTAACTTAGCAAGCAGGCTCATCTGCCTCCATGTTGATACTGCCATCCTCACGGAGCTCACCATAGTGACTACCCTTGGCACCCTTCTTTGACATCCAAAGGTGACCAGAAGTCCAAAGGTGATTGCCGTTATCACGCCGGGTGCCGAGACGCAGGAATGTCTTATCTCCGATGGTAAAGGGAAGAAGCTCATCTGGAACAGATGCCTGGATTGGTGCAACCACATCAGTGGTAATTGCCTTCTTTGCAGTCTTCACAGGCTTCTTCTTTGGCGCCACGGTAGTGACGATGGGGGCCGCAGTTACAGTAGGGACATCCGCAATGGCAGAGACAAGAGGCTCTACAGTCACCTGCTTTTGCTCTACCTGCTTTTGCTCCGCCTGCTCAGCCTGCCATTTCGCCTCAAAGGCCGAATAAACCTCTGGATGCTGCTCCTTGTAATTTGATGCAAAGGTAATGTGGGCTGCACGCTTTGTTGTAAGAGTTGCCTTGAATGCCTCAAACTCTATAGCCTTCTCCTTACAAATCATCTTACCAAAGTCACTCCTAGCAGTAGTCTTACCCTTGCGATCAGAGATCTTTCTGGGCTTTCCTGACTTTGTCAGAGTAGAACCGGGGCTTGCGCTAAGCACATGCTCAAGCATATCCTGCAGCTTCACAAGATTAGAAAGAAGAGTGTCCATCTTGATACTGTGAATTAGGGGTGCTATTGATTTACTTACTAGCAATTTCAATTTTGCTTGACTTGAATAGATTCTTAAACATATTCCCCATTCGCATTAAGAAAGAACCTTGTGCTTCTTGCTTCATTGGTATAATAAGTGCATCACTCGTAGGGGTTAGTTCTTGGATGCTCTGAGTGAGTGTAATTTTCACTCGCTGTTGAACTGCGAGAAGCTTCTTAGATTCTCTCAATTCTAGAATAGCGGCAGGGTTATTCTTTATTTCCTTAATCTTCTCTTCAAGTTCAGTAATCCGAGTAATCGCCCGTTCAAGCATCTGTTGCATTAATTCGATATCACCCATTAAAAAAGTGCTCTATAGTAATCTCGGTATTTGCGTTTAGACCTTTAACTTGCTCTCAACCTTGATAATTCCTTGAATCTTTAGTTGCCGAAGAATTGCAGCAACTCTTGTCCTACACATTCTTGGGAGACCCATATTAATGACATAAGAGTTCGCACCAAGAGGAAATCTCTTAATAACCATTAGCACCTTGCGCACATCATAGTGCCTTGGGTGATGTTTCTTTCCAGATAGCCATGAATCTGGGCCAACAAAGAGGCCTGCATCAATATCTGCAGTAATCTTCTCAATCTCGCTTGATGTATTTACAGTATAGATGTCTTTTGGGAGGGCAGCTCGCATCTCTGGGGCAAAGCGAACCTTCTTTGTATGAGAATTCTGCTGAGAGCCTTGTCGCGCGCAATTGCAAGCTGCCAGAGCAAGCACATGGTCGCAGAGGGTAGAATTTGCATTAGAAACAGGAACAGGAGAAGCCACGGGCGCAGGAGAAGCCACGGGCACAGGCAGTATAAGAGGTGCGCTAAAACTTAGGGATGCACTCTCAAATGCGCTACCAGTGCAAACCGTCATAACGAATGGTGCTGCCTGGCTAATGGGAATCTCTGCAACCTCCAGCTCATCCACAACATCTGGATAAGCCCAAGAGTTTCTTAGAGCCATAAGGATCTCGTCACGGCAAGGCGGGGACAGCTTACACAAGACATCATAGGAAAGTGTGATAGACATTTTCTTACAATGAAAGGGAGTAATAAAAAATATGTGATACGATAGTTCAATTTTTTAGCTATCCTCATGCTCCATTGTATTGTAGTATGAGATGAGTTTTGTCCAGAACTCGAGTTTCGCATCGACATCCGTGATGCTCTTCTCCTCTAGCTGATATTTCACCCAGGGGATGTAACCAATCATCTTGCTGGCCTCCTCCTTCAGGGTTGCAACCTTCTCCTCTTTCATCTTAATGAGAAGCGTATCAAGGGTTGCCTGGGGAATCCCCTTGAATCTCTCGAACTGCGCCTCAATCGCCTTTCTCTCTGCAATCTCGCGGTCACGCTGCTGCTCGGCGCGCCACGCCTTCTGTTTCCAGAAGCGAATCGCATGAGTCATGACCATCCTCTCATCGGCTAGTTCCTCAGGTGTCATGAGGGCCCTCTCGGCTTCTAGATCCATGAGTTGCTGTTGAGACATCCTGTACCTTCAGTATAGCCCCGAGTTTAAGTCAATTTTACTAAAAAATACTGTATATTTGTTTAGTTTGTTTTTCTAGTAAATCGCGCTGCAGCCCTTTAGATATCAATGGTGCTGCGGCGGTAATAGACCTTCAGGATGGGCTTGCCGTCTGATGCCTTCAGGTCAATGCCGAGATCAGCGAAGGTCTTGCCCGTGGTAGCATTAAACCACTTGCCGATGAGATTCCTCTCGCGGTCCCAGGCGACGCCGACGAGGCCAAGCTCCTTGTTGCTGGCGATCTCAACCTCCCTTCCGCCCACAAAGGCCACGATCCGCTGGCGGTAGTCATTCGTGAAGATCATGGGCTTAACATTGGCCTTCTGAGGAGAAAGCCTGATTGCATTATGGATAGCCAACACCTTAGAGGCCTGGTGCGCCAGCCTCTTGCCAAGAGACACGAGATGATGCATGCTGCTGGAGAACTCAATCGTGCATGCAGACCTAATGAAACTAGAACGCATTTGACTACTGATCTTCTCGGCCGTAATCGTCATGTGCTCAATCCACCGGTCCTTCTTCTCCAGAGGCGTGAAGTCCTCGTCGAGCTTGGCATGCACACTGTAGCGCTTCTGAAGCTCTGCAATGTAGTCAATGTCGCTCTCTGC